CGGCATCGAGCATGGCCGCCGCCGGATCTGCCGAGGCATTCTTCATCCAGGTATACAGCGCCTCCTCGACACTGCCTGCCGGAGGATCGGCGGCGTTCAACGCCCGCTGCAGGGCGGAGCCCTGGGCAACGGGCTGCTGTGCCGGAGCATGCAGCAGGTCTTCCGGCTTGGCCTGCGGATCAGGATCGGGCAGGCCAAGCTTGTCGCGCATCACCGATTGCTCGACCAGGAGGCCGAGCGGCACGAGATCCTTGACAGCGGACACCAGGACGGCAATGTCTTCCTTCTTGGTCGCGCGGATCTGGACATCCGGGTAGTTCTCCTGCGGGCCATAGTTGAGATCCACAAACGAGCGCACCAGGTCGCGGTTCAGGGTCTCCTCGATCGCCTCGGCGTCATCATCGCGGATGTCATCGCGGACCTCCGCCTGCAGGTTGTCGTTGCCGAGCTTGCCGGGCGTGCCGGAGGCCGAGGCGGTCTGGCCGAGGATGCCCTTGCTTACTTGGTCATCGAGATAGTTGGCCAGCACCTTGAAGAAATCGCTCGATCCGCCCTTGCCGGCCACCTCGACCAGCTCGATCTGCATCGACTCGGGGAACACCGCCGCCGCGTCGATCCCAAGATTGGCCACCGCCGCCTTGAGGATGTTGATTTCATCCGGCCTGGCGCTCGGCCCGTACTTGCCCATCCTGAGCGGCATGCCGAACACCTCGGCAAAGGCCAGCCAGTCCTTGATGGTGTAGGCCTTGCACATGTAACTCCAGGCCGCGAGACGGGCGATGCCGCCGCGAATGGGGATGCCGCTCTTGCCGTGGTGGATATGGACCAGATACTTGAACGGGGTCAGGTCGATGCCGTTCATCAGGTCGGACTCGTCGCGCAGCCGGATCTTGCGCCGGCTCTCCTGGTCGAACTGGAAGAAGCGCGGATCGCGCCACTCGTAGCGCTCCGGCATCCACCGGCTGCCGGTTTTCCAGATGATCTCGATCGCCGAGTAGCCCTTGCCGATCGCGTCGAGCAGATCCTTCAACAGCGCCCGAATCCCGGCCTTCTTCATCATGCCGCGCACCGCCTCGGCGATCTCCTTGTCCCGGGCGCTGTCAGTCGCGCTCTCCACCGTGATCGGCAGGCGGGAGACCGCCAGCTTGCGTTTGCCCAGTTCGCCGGCATAGTGCAGATCCCGCTCCTCCATCTCCTCGGCGAGCACCAGGTACTCGTCATGATCGCCGGCCGCGGCGGCCTGCAGCAGGGCGGTCAGGCGCCGGGGAGTCAGCCCGCCGGCCACGGACTGATCCCAGATGCTGCGCACCCCGGCCATCACCGGCGCGGCTTTTTCGCGGGTCAGTTCCTGCAGTCGCACCGGGCGGCCGTAGGCGTCCAGAAGAGCCATTACCAGAGTCCTTTCCCCAGGCCCAGCCCGGCGGTGGCGCGCACCCGGCGGGGCAGTTCGTCCTGCTTGCGCACCGGGTGATAGGCGTATTCGACGGCATCCATCAAGCTGGCGTAATAGGCCAGGGCGATGGCGATGGCGGCGTCGCCGTGGCGGTTTTTGCCGGCGCCGGTCTTCCCCTCCGGCAGGCGGGGAATGCCCTTGATCACCTGGATGGCGCGTAAGTCGTCGAGCACATCGCGATCGCGCGGCACGCTCATCAGGTCGTCCTCCAAGGCGGCTTTGAGCTTGGGCATGTTCTCCAGGTACCAGGACTGGGAAAGCATGACGCACTCGATACGGCCGCCCCCGTAACGGTACGCGGTCTGCTCGGCCAGGTACTGACCGTTGCCGCGAGCATCGAGGGCCCCGGCCTGAAGGCGCGGCAGGCGGTCGACGATGAAATTCAGCACCTGCTCCTGCTGTTTGAAGGGGACATTACGCAGCTCGACCAAAAAAGGGACGCGCCGGCGCAGGTCCTGCCCGATGGCGATGGGCGCGAACACGGTCAAATCGCCGGTGCGGCCGAAGTCCTCACCGAAGGCGTGGCGCTCCTTCGGGTCGAGCTTTGCCAGCAGAGGCTTGAGATGCTCCTCGCACCAGTCGCGCATCTCCGCTTCGCGCAGGGGCTCGGGCCAGCCGTTGAACTCGGCCGAACCCTCGAAGCGCAAAACCGGCGCCTCGACCATGCGTGATTCGATGAGGGCGCGCGAGAGATAGGCCCCGCCGCCGCTTTTGGGCACGCAGTAATATTCCTCCAGGGCGTCTTCCCGGGTGGCGGTGTCGCGCAGCAGATTTTCCTTCCACTGGTCCTCGGCCGCCTGGCTCCAGGGCATGCCGCGCACCTGGCAGATGCGCTGATACAGACCGTCGGCGCAGGCGTCCTCCAGGGTGATGCGGTGGACGCTGTAGCGCTTCTTGCCGGCGCGGCTGTCCTGGATGATCTCGTTAAAGAGGTTCTCCACCCCGTTGTGGGTGCTGATCAAACGCACCTTGGCGCCCCACATGGTGAGGGCCAGGGCGGCCTTCAGCACTTCCGCCAACTGCTCGTGGAAGGCGGCCTCGTCGATGGTGACGTTGCCCTGCCGGCCGCGCATGTTCGAGGGGCGGGAGGAAAGGGCCTGAATCTTGAAGCCGCTGGTAAAGCGGATGGTATAGGTGAGGATGTCCTTGTCCTCGTCCTGGAGGATCTCCTCTTCGATCTCGCCGGCCGCCTTGTTGAAAACCTTGGCCCACATGGCGCAGGCTTCGATGAATTCAAGGGCCATCTCCTTGTTGGAGCCGACGTAGAAATGATTGCTGCCGCCGGCCGCCTTGGCGGCGCCAGCCGTCAGCACGGCGTCGGCCGCTTCCGCCCAAGTGAGCCCGGTGCGGCGGCTCTTCTCGGCGATCTTGAGCTGCGCCTCGTCGGCGACCCAGCGCTTCTGATACGGCAGCAGTACGGATGCGGGCAGCTCGGCGGTCATGCGATCCCCAGAATTTCGCGTTTGATGGTGTCGATGGACTCGCGGCTCAATCCTTGGCCGGCAAGGGTTTTCTCGGCCACGTAGGCGGCGGCTTCGGCGGCCTGCGTCCGGATCTCCTTCTCCCGCTCCACGTTCAGATTCGCGGCCTTCTCCAGGCGCATCGAGGTCAGTGCCAAATCCTTCAGCATGCCCACCACGGCCGGCGCGCTCTCCTCGTCCAGGCTGCCCTGCTGCATGAACAGCGTCACATCGAAGGAGAGGGTGCGCAGAATCTCGTTGATCAGGTTGCCCACCTGGCCCTGGGGCGCGGCGCCCAGCTTGTTGATCCAGCGATCCGCCACCTCGCGGGATTGCCGCAGCCGCTCGCCGACCTCGCGCATCTGCAGGTCGTAACGGTTGACCGCCGATTTGCTGACCTTGTCCGGACAGGCCGGATGGAGCACCTCGGGGTCGCCCTGGGCGCGCAGCTCGGCGAGGATGGCGTTGACCTGCTCCACCGCCTGCAGCTGGGTGATGCGCGGATTGTCCAGCATGGCCTGCAGCTGCCGGCGCACGCCGGGCGGCAGCAGATCGACGCTGGAGGGCTGGCGCTTTTTGCGCGGGCGGCCCATCAGCAGTTTCCGGGGCCCGGGCGCTTGACACCGGGGACGACCGAGCAGCCGGTGGCGGCATCGACGCCAACGGCGGTAATGCGGGCGACCATGTAGCCGCCGACATCCCTCACCGTGACCAGCCCCTGCTCCTTAAGCCAGGCCAGCTGGGTGCGCACCTGATCCCGGCTACAGCCGTGCCCGAAATGTTTCAAGATCGACTGCAGCACACTTTCGTTGTGCTCATAGGCGCCGTCCTCATTCAGCGCCCGCAGGATCACCAGGCGTTGATCTTCAATAATCAGTGTGCGGTAACTCATTTCCGGCACCCTCCGTTGAGCAGATGCTCATTCATCAGATCCACGGCCCGGTTCAGGCCCTTCAGGGTTCCGGACATTTCCCGCACCTCGCCGAGCAGATGTGTCAGGCGGCGGTCCAGATCCTCGTGATGGCAGCAGAGCGGCGTCGATCGCGCGGCGAATTCCACCTCGACCAAGCGCTGTTCCAGCAGCCGGAACTTGGCCGCCGTCACCTTTTCGCGGTTGACCCACCAGGTGTAGATAACGTTGCCGCCTACCAGCGCCATCATCACTATTTCACGCCAGAAGTTTAGAGCCGGGTAGTTCAGAATCGCCTCCTTGCGGCCTCCAGGGCGCGTTGGCAATCGATGCACAGCCGGCAGCCGGGCACCGCCAGCCGCCGTTTTTCGGGGATGGGCTCCCCACACTCATCGCACTCGGTACGGGTCGGGCCGTGGTTTTGCCGCCGGCGCCAGTCGCGCAGGGCGTCGGCCTGCAGCGCCTCGTTGATGGCCTGGGCGCGGTCCAGATCGTCCGCCATCAACGCCCCTCGCAGCGTTCCAGCTGCTCCTGCAGCCAGCGTTCGGTGCGGTAGCGATCCTGCAGCCAGGCCGGCGTCACCTCATAGTTGCCGTTCGGCCGTCCGGTCCGCCGGCAGCACCGTCAACACCTCCCGGCGGGCGCAGGCGCTCGAACAGAGCAGACACAGCAGCAGCATCGTGACGGGCCAGGGCCTGGTCCATGGCGTTGCAATCGGTTTGGTAGCGCGTTTCACGTTGTCTCCATTCCTCGACCAGGGCCACCACCACCGGCAGCAGCCCGGCCAGGATTTGCAGGATCAGGGTCGTCACCGCAGGGCCGCGTCACCGGTGGCCCCGGCGCCCGAAACCCGCGCCAGTTGGGCGACAACCCAATCCCGGGCGGTCTCCAGCTCGATGCCCGGCACCGCCTTGAGTACCTGCGCCACGGCCAGGTTGAGCTTTTCGCTGGAGCTGATCTTGATGTTGGATGCTTTCAGCTTGTTGGCGGCGTACTCCTGGGCGTAGCAGATGCCCTTGTAGGCCGCCTTCTCGATGAGCTCCTGATTGCGCACCAACAGATCCAGCTTCCACTTGGCGGCCAGCTTGGCCATGGCCCAGCTCAGCAGCGCCAGCAGCACCGCGCCCAACAGCGGCGTCACGGTCTGGGTCAAAAGCGCGGCCAGGGGTTCGCCCAGACCGGCGGTTTCGGCCAGGGCCAGACTCGGCAGCAGCAGGGTCAGCAACAGCAGACCTGTCAGCAGAGCAAAGCTTTTACGTGCGGATCCAACAAGTTGCGAAAGCATGGGACCTCCATCGGTTGGCGGTTGGAAACAGGCCTTCAGCCTGTCAGTACATCCACAGCACCTGCTGCGGCAGGGTTTCGGAGACATCCAGATGCACGAAGTGCTTGTGTACGCCGATCCGGTGGATGCCGGCCTGCAGGGCCAGGCGCACCAGCTCGTGGCGCAGGTGGCTGTCGAAGCAGGCCACGTCCACCGCCTGGCCGGAGACATGGGCCGAGGTCGGCTTGCTGCCCACCCGGCTGTTGTGCACCAGGCAGCGCACGCCGCTGGTGATGGACAGGGGCCGGCCGACGGGTTCGCGCATCTGCTGCAGA